CAACATCAAGAGGTAGAAAATCCTAATCAAATCTTATGGATAAGAGAGAAAACAAAGTTCATTCAGTATCTTGCTGGACATTTAACTGATCTCTATTCTAATAATAAGGTACAGAATATTAAATCTGATACAAGTCTAAAGGTAAGTTGGCAAGATAGTCCAGAGTTAATTGATGTAAGTACAGCCGAAACTGTACCTACACCACCAAAGGAATAGTTAATTATTATTATGTTCTTTAAAGCATTTTCTAACAAATGCAATTAAACATTTTAAATCATTTAAAGGAATTTCCTCTTTATGACCAATTTCCTCTAATGTTTTTTTTATATACCTAGCCTCTATTTCAATAGCTTTAACTATTTCGTTTTCTAATCGTGTTATATTCATATTTCCCCTTAGTTGTTTAACTTCTTTTCTACCATATAATTAAAATCTACTAGAGCATGATTATAATATGTATAAAAATTTTCATCATAACTGCTTTCATTTTTATTTTCCCACTCTAATAAATACATTGGGTCTGGTTTTTGTCCATCACCTATTACTGTCTTAACAATACTAACCCAATTACCATTTTTATCTTCTTGATATTTTTTTGCTATAGTCATTACTTGTCCCCTTGTTTAGTTGTTTGTTTTTATAATGAGTATATATAACACCTCTTACACTCAATATATTTAATAGAGTTAATCTGGCTAACTCTCTTAAATTCTTATTTCCAACCTTGTGTTCTTCTATATTTTTTCCAATAGTCATTCTTTTTCTTTTCTTCTTTTATCCATTGATAACCAAACATAACAACAGCTACCAATATAATTAATATTAATTGCTTCTCGCTACTCATTAATACCCCCACATTTTAAAAGTTTGATCAATCATATCTTTTAATTGATAAGTACAGCAATATCTATTATCTTTATTAGCATTACATATTGCTAGTATCTCATCAATTAGTTCTTCTTTGTTTTTTAAATCTTCTAACTCTAATTGTTCTTCTGTTTTTATTTTCTCGCTACTCATTTTTCATTCTCCTCTATTTCATTCAAATATTTATTTTCTACATCATACATTTGTTCAGCTATAAAGCTGTGATCTCCGTCATATTCATAAAATCTTTGATTACCTTTTTTATCTTCTTTAAATAAAACTAATCTCCATATTTTAGTTTCTAACTTATCCCATTTGCTACTCATTTGTTCCCCTTTTTTGTTTGTTATTATAGTAATGTTCGTACCCTTGATAATCTTCTATAACCTTACCAGTATCAACATCCTCTCTATATACTTCCATATATTTACAATCAAAACATTCAAAGATTGACCCCTCTTCGCTGTCTTTAAATGTCTCATAACAAGCATTATTGCTTTTACACTTGTTACAATTCCAATCTTGTACAAAGCTACTCATTTGATTAGCTCCTCTATTTGTTTATTGTTATATCCATAAGTTTTTAAGTATTTATAAAGTTGTTTTTTATTTATAGTTTTATCCCAATAATCATAAAGTATTTGTTTAACTTGATATTCCATTTGCATATTATAATTGTTGCTCATTATTCCCCCCTTTTTTTGGTTTAGCTTTAAAATAAACTGTTCCATCATCTTGATGTTCAATACTTTCTTGCATTTCTTTTATTGTTTTTTTTAACAAAGTATTTTCATCTAATAATTTTTCAATTTGTTTTGACATATCATATATTTGTTCTGCTTTATCGTGAACGCATATATCTATTTTTTCTATTTCTCTCTTTTCTTCCTCTACTAAAGGTGCTTTAAGTGTCATTATTCCCCCTTGTTTATTGTGTTAAGCTCTTTCTCTACCTTAGCTTGTTTAATACTATCATCTTCAACCCTATCAAGAGTTGATTTCAATTTCATTTTTTCTTTTTCGTAATTAAAATTAGAAACATGACTACCAAGAAAATTAACATCAGTAGAAATTTGGTTTAATGGGTTTAAGTTTTTAATTTCCTCATCCAAACCATCATTTTTTCCAAAGATTTTTTTAAATGCCTCTACAAAATTAATATTATTTTTTTCATCAATCATATTTATTGTTTTTCAATCAGTTGTTTGTATATTTTTGGATATTTTTTTGAAAAAACACCCCATCCCCCTAATAAATTACTAGGTAAGTTTATATTATTTATTTTCTTAGGCATTGGAATACTAGGTTTATTCCAATATTCTTTCATTCTTATTATTTTTTTTATGGGTATTTGGTATATATTAAAGTTATATTTTTTCATTATTCCCCCTATTTTTTTTTATTAAATGTTTCCAAATCATATTTACAATAAAGCTCTATATATTCATCATGTTCGTTAGCTCTATGTACTTCAAAATCATCTGTTTGGTAATCATGGCAAGTATCATCTTCTAAAAAATGAGGAACATATATATCCACTCTTGCGTCTTGATTTTTAACAGATTGCAATTCTTTTATTAAGTCTTTTACTTTCATTATTCCCCCTTAAAAGTTTTAACCATATTATTAAAATTAATATGATTGTTTTCTTTAACCGACAAATTAGAATTAAAATTTTCTTTTCTAAAATTTAATTCTTCTTTGATTGCTTTTTCCATATTTGGATATTTTTTAGAAACTAAAATATTTTCTAATACTTTTGTTTCTATTTCTATTATTGGCGTCCCTTGTTTTATCATTTTATTTACCCCTTGTTTGTTTTTATATTTATATTAACCATTTTGGTTTATTATGCAACATCTTTTTTATAAAGTCTTTCATCATGGCTATATTGATAAGCCAATTCTTGAACATTATAATCAAGATAAATAGCTTGACCCGTACAAGTACGACCCCACCAAGTACCCAAATCAGTCTCTAAAATTGGCTCATCTTGGTTTTTCATTTTAGAAATAAACCAATCAGAACACAACCAATATTCAAAAACTTCTTGTATATCTTCGCCATTGTCTCTTATTCTTTGTATTTCTTCTTCTGTCTTTACATTATATTCAGATTTTATAGTTTCATCTGATTTATAATAATTAATATGATTTTCTAATGATATAACTTCTTTACTCATTAACTCACTTACAAGATAAGATTGATTATAGATAATATGATTATCAATAAATTTTCTTGTAATATCTTGCATTGTTCCGCTTTCAATATCATTAAAAGCTATTTTATTTGTACTCATTGTTTCCCCTTTAGTTGTTTTTGTTGTCATTGACTTAACCATATTGGTTATAGTATTAGAAGTAAATATATATAGTGTTCAAAATGGGTCAAAGATATTAGTGTGATATAAATGCAACTGTGGTAAATATGCAACACTATGAGATATATATATAATATTAAAGATGAGCAAGGCAAAGAAGAAGAATACAAATCTATGAGTTATAAAAAACTATTAAAACAATTAAACAATAAATATAAACCTGGTGAAGTAATACAAATAAATTACACCAATAAAAAAGATCATGAGCTTTTAAAATATGTTAAGATTAAAAGAGTTGAATAGTTGCTATTCTAATACATCAACGACATCTTCGTTCCTCGTGTATATAATCGGTCAGTAGTATTGACCTATATGCTTCCGATAATTAATAGTTATTGGAAAATATAAGTTATCATTAGTAATAATAAGAGGGAAACCTTCTTTTTTGAAAGTCAATCCCCCGCCTATACCCCTAGCGACACGCACCATTTTATTTATATATATACATGGGACTCGAGGACACCTTTACAGACACAGCCTTAGCCACCCCCACAGATTAACCCACACCTTTATTTGCCAAGCCTTTCTAGTTTAATTATTTTTTAATTACTATATGTTGTGTACTATGTGGGAATATATACAAGACGATTTAATTTCTATTATTGCTATAGATGAAAAGACTAATACTCTTATCATTAAGATATATGGATTACAGAATAAAATGGCTGCAGAGACCTTTGCACATTACACTATGAGCTTATTACAGTTTGATTATCATAATGCTGAGTATAGTATGCCTAGCAAAATGATACACTAGATAATGGATATTAAAATACCTTACACCCCTAGAAAACACCAAGCACATTTACATAAAGAAATATCTAAACATAGATGGTCGGTGCTAGTTTGCCATAGAAGGTTCGGCAAAACAGTATGTATGATTAATCACCTTATACGATCTGCCTTATTATCGAAACAAAAGAACCCAAGATATGCCTACATCTCGCCAACATTTAAACAAAGTAAATCAATCGCTTGGGATTACATGAAACAGTTTACAGCGAAGATACCATACACAAAGTTTAATGAAACTGAACTAAGAGTAGATTTACCCAATGGTGCAAGAATAACTTTACTTGGGTCGGAAAACTCCGATGGGTTGAGGGGTATCTACCTAGATGGATGTGTGATTGATGAGTATGCGAATGTCAATGAAAAACTATTTCCTGAAATTATAAGACCCGCACTATCCGATAGAAAAGGTTACTGCGTTTTTATTGGTACACCACAAGGAATGAATAATAATTTTTACGAACTATATCAACACGCACAAGGAGCAGAGGATTGGTTTGATTATAAAGCTAAAGCTAGTGATACTAAAATTGTAGATAACGATGAGTTGGTCAAGGCAAAGGAAGTTATGGGAGAGAAAAAGTTTCTACAAGAGTTTGAGTGCGATTGGATAGCGAATATAGAAGGATCAATTTACAATGATACTTTAGTACAAATGGAAGATAAAAAACAATTAACGAGAGTACCTTACGATCCAGCATTGCCTGTTAATACGGCTTGGGATTTAGGAGTCTCAGATCATAGTGCTATTATTTTTTTTCAGCAACTAGGAAGATCAATTAACATTATTGACTACCATGAAGAACGTGGACAGGGATTACCTCACTATATTCAAATATTAAAGGAAAAAGATTATATTTATAAGGATCATTTTGCACCGCATGATATAGAAGTTACTGATTTTAGCAATGGTAAAACCAGAAGAGACGTAGCTTATCAGCTAGGAATAAGATTTAAAGTTGTTCCTAAAATACCTTTAGAAGATGGTATACACGCAACAACAATGACTTTACCTCGATGTTGGATTGATACAGACCATTGCAAAAAGTTAATAGATGCGTTAAGACATTATCATCGGAAGTATATTGATAAAAATCGTATGTTCCGAAGTAAACCTGTACACGATTGGTCATCTCATGGTTGCGATGCAATGAGATACTTAAGTGTTGGATTACAAGAAATAAATACTAGACAAGCTGCACCACAAAGTGTAGCAGATAATGAATACAGGATTTTATAATATGAGTGCAATTTTTTCACCACCAAAGATGCCGCCACTACCACCCGTTCAACCTTTGCCGACACCCCCATCTACTGAATTGTCTGCTGAAGAAAAAAGAAAAATTGCTGCGGAACAGGCGGCAATTGAAAGAAAAAGAAAAGGTAGAAAATCAACAATCTTAACTGGACCACTTGGACCTGAAGAGGAAGCTGAGACAGAAAAGAAAACTTTATTAGGAGAATAATATGGGAGGAGGTCCAGCAAGAGTAATTAAAAGAGTTATTAGTCCACCGAAACCACCCGCACCTATAGCAGTATCACCTACTAAAGCAGAAGTTTCTCAGGCAACGGCAACTAACATGGATGGATATGATGAGAGAAAAACAAAAGCACAAGGTAGATCAATGACAATTATGACAGGGTCTAGTGGTGTTGAAGATGAAACAGTAACATTAGGTAGAAAAAGTTTATTAGGAAAATAATGGCAGCAACTGATTTAACAAAAAAATTACTATCTCGTTTTGATAAACTAGCAGGTCAAAGGCAACATTGGGAAGAGCATTGGCAAGAAGTGTCAGATTATATGCTTCCTAGAAAATCAGATGTAACTAAAAAAAGAAGTCGTGGCGATAAAAGAATGGAGCTTATATTTGATAGCTCACCATTACAAGCCTTAGAATTATTAGCAGCATCATTACATGGTATGCTTACTAATCCATCTACACCATGGTTTACATTAAGATTTAAAAACGATGAGATTGATAGCGAAGAAGAAGCTAAACTTTGGTTACAAGCTGCAACAGAATCTATGTACACGGCTTTTAATCGTTCTAACTTTCAACAAGAAATATTTGAATTGTACCATGACCTTATTACCTTTGGTACAGCGGCAATGTTTATTGAAGAAGATGATGATGATATTATAAAATTTTCTACAAGACACATTAATGAAATTTATATTGCTGAAAATAATAAAGGTAAAATAGATACCATCTACAGAAGATTTAAATTATCAGCGAGAGCTATTGTTCAAAAATTTGGCGATAAAGTATCAACAGATATTTTAACAATGGAGAAGAAAGACCCTTACCAAGAAATAGAAATTATACACGCAGTTTATCCAAGAAGTGATTTTGATCCTAAGAAAAAAGATAAAAAGAATATGCCATTTGAATCGGTGTACATGGAATATAAAAATAAAAATGAACTATCGGTATCTGGATTTAAAGAGTTTCCTTTTGTAGTTCCTAGATACTTAAAAGCATCACATGAAATTTATGGAAGATCACCTGCAATGACAGCATTGCCAGATGTTAAAATGCTAAATGAAATGTCTAAGACAACTATTAAAGCCGCACAGAAACAAGTAGACCCACCTTTATTAGTTCCTGATGATGGTTTCTTATTACCTGTTAGAACTGTACCAGGTGGTTTAAATTTTTATAGATCAGGTACAAGAGATAGAATTGAACCTTTAAACATTGGTGCAAATAATCCTTTAGGATTAAACATGGAAGAGCAAAGACGAGATGCGATTAGAGCTGTGTTCTATGTTAATCAACTTATGATGCAACAAGGACCACAAATGACTGCAACAGAAGTTATCCAAAGAAACGAAGAGAAGATGAGATTGCTTGGACCAGTATTAGGAAGATTACAATCTGAATTATTAAAACCTTTAATTGATAGAGTGTTTAATATTCTATTAAGAAACAATCAATTACCTCAAGCACCTGAATTTTTATCAGGTCAAGATATAGAAATTGAATACGTTTCACCATTAGCTAAAGCACAGAAATCCACAGAACTTCAATCTATTATGAGAGCTATTGAAATTCTTGGAAGCATGGCTAATGTAGCTCCTGTATTTGATTATGTTAATTTTGATA